AACATGTTTGGTAGTTATAATGTGGGTATGGTTTGTACAAATCACACTTATGCAAGTCAAGATATGTTTGATCCAGACGACAAGATCAGTGGCGGACAAGGCTTTGTTTACGCTTCCAGTATTGTTGTTGCTATGAAAAAACTCAAACTCAAAGAGGATGAGGACGGCAATAAGATTTCGGATGTAATGGGTATTCGTGCGTCATGCAAGATTATGAAAACACGTTATGCTAAACCTTTTGAAACTGTACAAATTAAAATTCCATACGAAACAGGTATGAATCCTTATAGTGGTATGGTTGATATGTGCGAGAAAGCTGGCTTGTTGAAACAGGAAGGCAACAGACTCAAGTGGGTCGATCCAGAAACAGGTGAGGAATTCAAATTCTACCGAAAAGAATGGAAAGATGATAAATTAGATATGATCATGAATAAATTTCATATCAAACCATTAACAACTACTACCATTCCTGAGGAGACAGAAGAAAATGTTGAATGAAACACAAATTGGTGATGTATGGCTTACTTTTATTGAATACATTGATAAGAAGCAACAAGAAGTAGTCGCAGAACGTTACATCGATCTGTTGGCAGATTTTGGTGCTACTGATCGCGTATTACAGGCGGCGACTGGGGTTGATGAAATCCTAGACCAAGCAATTGCATATTATCTCAATGATGATGAAGAATCAGAAGAAGATGACGACTATAAAGAATTGGAATAATTAATGTGGTATACTAAGATAGCCAAGGATATCAGTCATATTCCAGATGCTGTTTTATATTACGAATCAGAGTTAGGCGAGGCTCGTAAAGAGGTTCGCCTAACTGGTAATTTAGAAAAAGCATCAGCAAGTATGCCTGGCGTAGTCGAACAACGATTTAGTCAATTACAAGAAATTGAAGCTATTTTAGAATATCTTAACATTGAATTGCGCCGTTTAAAAAGTCAATTTTTTCGAAAGTACTTAGAAAATTATCAACGTTCGTTGAGTAGTCGAGATTGCGAAAAGTTTGTAGAAGGTGAAGCGGATGTTATTGACTTTGAAAAAATTATCAATGAGTTTGCTTTACTTCGTAACAAGTGGTTGGGTATTACTAAAGCACTTGATCAGAAACAGTGGCAAATTACAAATATTGTGAAACTGCGTGTTGCTGGAATGGAAGATTCATCCGTTTAATCAATTTGTCCAAAAGGACGCCAATAGGTCTTAAATAATATTGAGGCCTATTTTTTTCACTAAAAGATTTACATTTAAATTAAACTAGTGTATACTAACTTATATGACAACAATTGACAATTTACTTTTAAAGATTATAAATCACCCAGGTCCTGGTATAGAAACACTACTGGCAGCAAAAGACGCAGCCACTTTAAAAAGTCTTGCCCATCAAGCCGCAGGTTCATTTTTTATTACAGAAAATCAAAGTAATCTACTGTTAAAAATATTGCAATCTAACAAGAAAAAATTAAGCAATATTGATGATACACTAATTGACACACTGACAGCTCCAACTTGGTCTCGACCATTTAGGCAAGTTGATCAGATAAAGAAACTATATATTGCTAAGATAGCAGAAGAACTTGAAATTTGTATAGAATTTACATTCTCAGCAAACATAAGAAAGATACTTCAACAGAGTACTAAGCATATAGAAAATCTCCATAGCGGTGAGTTGGGGAGAAAATGGTATGCGGACCTAACTGAAAAAAATATAGTTTGTCTTGTTGAACTACTAACTCCGTTTAATTTTGATATTAGTAGCGAAATTACAAGTCACTATAATATTATTAAATCGTGGAATGAAGCTGACATTAGATCTCAATTTTTAATTACCAATATTGAAAATAATAGCTTCCAAAAACACATCACCGCTGATCTAGGCATGGACACTGCTGTTACCCAACATGTTATACATGACCGGAGTATGCGGTATCAATACTTTACAGATACTACTAAAAACTTAGGTGAAAACTTAACCGAGTATATTGCCAATCGGTCAGCTAGTAGACTTTGGATCAATAAGAAAGAACACACATTGGATGCCGTAATCGAATCAATAACAGATTTAAAACGATATCCAATGCTGGTTGTATTCCAGTCCGAGAATGAGTCAGCATCTACCCAACAGCTAGAAATGCTGATAGATTCCCTAGAAAAAAATGGAATAACCAGTGGTATTGGAGTTTACTTTAGATTTAATAATACCCCGTTGGGAACTGTTTTTAATAAGATAATTGCTGACCGACAACTAAATGCAAAGCTAGATCAAGACACAAAAGTTGCTTGTATACTAGGTAGTAAGATTCCTAAATTCTTTTTAAAAAACACCTGGAGGCCAATGAGCGTACTAGGATTAAACACCAAATTAGGCCTACGTCACGGCAAAACGAGTGTATACTCTAAGAGTTGCGATTTAGTTTTAGACTACTGTGACGAACCTGCGTTATTGGAAATAACTATAAAATGGCCGTAAAACTAATAATACGAGATGAAGTTAATATCAAACTTGAAAACTTACCACTTGATGCTCGTAAGAAGTTGGCCAACGCTTTCAAGTATGAGATTCCATATGCACGATATCATCCTGCATTTAAGTTAGGGCGTTGGGATGGTATGGTCAGTCTATTTGGCCTAGGCGGCAATGGATACCTAAGTCAGCTAGAAGCTATTTTAGAAATACTAGGTAAGATGGGTATTCAAGTAGAAGACGTTGAGGACTTACGTACTACTAGTACAATTTCGTTTACTCCGGTAACTGAAACATATTGGGCCGATCAGGGTAAAGTTTGGCCTAAGGGACATCAACAAGCTGGCCAGCCTATTATGTTGCGTGACTATCAAGTTGATGCTGTAAATAAATTTCTTGAAAATACACAGTCATTGCAAGAAATTGCCACCGGCGCAGGCAAGACTATTACTACAGCTACGTTAAGCCAGCTAGCTGAAAAATACGGACGAACAATTACTATCGTCCCAAACAAAAGCCTTGTAGAACAAACAGAAGAAGATTTTATTGCTGTTGGACTCGACGTTGGCGTATATTACGGAGATCGTAAAGATTTACATAAGACACACACAATTTGTACCTGGCAAAGTCTTAATATTTTAGACAAGAAAAGCAAAAATCATGAGCACACTATATTAACACTAGCAGAATTCCTCAACGGAGTTAAATGTGTCATTGTCGATGAAGTTCACATGGCCAAGGCAGAAGTGCTAAAGAATTTATTAACTCAAAATCTAGCAAATGCTCCAATTCGTTGGGGATTAACTGGAACTGTTCCTAAAGAAAAATTTGAAAGCGAACAAATATTTGCTAGCCTTGGACCAGTAGTTGGTAGTATCAAAGCACACGAATTGCAAGACATTGGGGTATTATCTACATGTCATGTTAACGTGGTACAGCTGATAGATTTGCCGGAATTTAGCAGTTATTCAGACGAATTAAAATATCTAGTAACTGATGACGATAGGATGATCTATATCAGTAAGCTGATTAAAAAAATATCACAAGCAGGCAATACCCTAGTTTTAGTTAATAGAATTGACTCGGGCAAATTTATTATAAATGAAATTGAAGATGCAGTTTTTGTCTCAGGCGAAGTAAAAACCAAGGACAGGAAGGAAGAGTATGACGAAATTAAAACAAGCACTAACAAGATTATTGTGGCGACTTATGGTGTGGCCGCTGTGGGTATTAATGTTCCAAGGATTTTTAATCTGGTTCTTCTTGAATCCGGAAAGAGCTTTACGAGAGTTATACAAAGTATTGGACGAGGCATTAGGAAAGCAGAAGACAAAGACTTCGTCCAAATCTGGGACCTTACATCAACATGCAAGTATGCCAAACGACATCTTACAGAAAGAAAGAAATTTTACAAGGAAGCCAAGTATCCGTTCAATATTGAAAAGATAGACTGGCAAAAATAAGGATTTATGCAAATATTAACGCTTGATAACAAAACGTTCTCATTGAACAATTTACCAGAAGAGGTAGATGAAAATACTAGATTCGCTGTTCTAGATAACAGTAATCCAAACGAACCTGATTTTTTCTTTATGCCATTAATTTTCCTGGAAAGTTTCAATGCTCCGGCAATGGTACTGAGGATCGGAGAAGACGAAGTTGTTATGCCCATCGATTGGTCAATAGCCATTGGAGACAGTTCAACATCGTGTGACATTGAAATTATACCATTGACCAGTTTGAATGATCGAGGATTTGAAGCATTAATTTTTAATCCAATAAGCAGTTTTAGAGTTGAATTTAAGAAGATTGAAATAGTAAATTTTTATAATGATGTTAAATGGTACTTTCCAAAAATGAAAAATGGACAGCTATTAGCAACTCCAACATCATTTAAAGAACAGCCTGATTGTGCATATTTTGTCAAAGAAATAAGCAGACAAAGTGAAATTATACAATTAGATAAAATATTATAAGGAATAGATATGGCGTTAAAAATTGCTTATTTCTCCCCAACTGTGATAGCAGTGGATGATATACCTCCAGTGACATTTAGTCAGATATATCAATTGGCTGACACACTTCATTCACAACCTCAACTAGATGATGGTGGTAATCCGTTTATAAGTATCCGAGGTGGAAGGCAAGTGCAAGTATATCCAAATGCTGTAAATCTTGATGTCAGCTGGCTTGTAAAATATTTAGAAAGCATTTGTCAAGGCTACATGGAGATTATCACGCACCAATCAGGCGCTAATGATTTAGAATTGTGTAAACCTGTAATTACCAGTATATGGACCATTCGACAAACCGAAGGCCAATATCAAGAATTACATACTCATCCTGCCGGAAATATCAGCGGAAACATTTATATCAATGCTCCTGATATACAAGAAGGCAGCGCGGCATCTGATAGTCAATTGCAATTTAGACTGCCGCAGACACGTGATATAAATAGATTTATTATGGTAGATACATGGAAATACACACCAACACCCGGTACTGTTATTTTATTCCCAAGCCATCTTCCGCATACTGTATATCCTTGGAGAGGAGAAGGCCATAGAACAGTTATGGCATTTGATGCCAGACTGGTTCCTAAAGATGAAGTTATCAAGAAATTTGCAGATGGGCAGTCTTAAACCTGGCGCAACGCTCATACACGAGCGAGTAGGTAATGTAATATACACTAGAGAATTTGGAGCAGATCCTATGACTAGAAAAGTAGCAGGATGGGATTACGACAGAGACAATCCTAAGTTTGATCCCCGTACTGATGATGGCAGGCCGTTGCATGATCACATAATGGACAGTAAACTTTGGGGTGAAATTCGGCGAGAAGCGAAAACCAATATCACTTTACAAAAGGCCTTGGATCGTGCTATAATGATATACAAGTTAAGTAAAGACAAGCTATGAGTGATAAGATTGAACTAAAAGAAAAGTTAGCATTTGTTGACATGAACGTCAGGGGTGCATGGGATGAAATGACTCCTGATCAGCAGAAATCACTCAAACAGGAATATTTTATTTTAAATCGGTACATCAGTAACGTACAAGGTCAAGGTAGAGATGTACAAGAACATTTTGTATTAACTGTCAACGAGTATTTTAATAAGAATTGGAATTTGTTGCAAAAACATCCTAAGTTAATGTGGTTACTGTTGTGTATGTGCAGTTGGAATGGAGAAAAA